CTAAAGCGAATCAGCTCTTGCGTGGTGAGGGATCGAGGTTGTATTCCGTACATATTTTTCTCCATGCCTCATCTGCTGTGCGTGAGGTCTTCATTATGTGAGTTAAGAATTCGACGCGGTCACGATAGGCCACAAACACTTCCGTGCCTGTGAACCAGTTGTAGACAGTCTGTCGAGAGACGCCAAGCGCATAGGCAATCTTCGTGACCGGAAAGTCAAGATGGATCGCCCAACGCCCAAGCTGGTTGCCCAGAGACTTGGGAGTCTTTGCTACTTCGTCAATGATTTTTTGTGAGTAAGCCATAGTGGTTTAGGTGGGGGTACTAGCCGCTCGTCCGCAAGCATGTTGCACGACGTTCCCCCCGATTTAGTTACTCATCGTCCCAATCAGCAACGATGTCGGCCAGCTTGTTCTTCTTAGCTGGAACGGACTCAACCTTGGCCGCGGCTTTGCGCACTTCGGGTTCTTCTTCAGCTTCCACCTCAACGGCTTTGGCTTTCTTGGGCTTGGCGGCTTTGACTTCAGCCATAGCTTCTGCCTCGTCTTCATCAAGCATCGCACCCATGGGGCGCCTGCCTTCGATAGCCAAAGGCGCAGGAGCAACAACGCCATCAGCAGCGGCAGGGGTAACAGCCACGGCCTTCTCAGCATCCTTAGACTTGGACTGCTCCTGTGCTGACTCGTACTCGTCATCAGTCAACCAACGCATTGGGCTGAAGAACAACTTGGGAGACTCAGCCTTGGTGTCGAACTTCATGCGAGTCACGATGGCATCCAAGTTAACGGGAGGAGTCTGAGCCGCCATGTAGCGAGCGTATGCCTGCAGTGGGCGCTTGTCGCCGTCTTCCTTGCCGAAGATGGACGTAGCTGGCAGGGTAACCTGCAAGACATCACCATCAGGGTTGTTAGCCAAGACCACAGCCAAGCGCTGTTGGTAGCGGCAGGCACGGCTTTGACCATTGCCAGACCCAGCGATGTTCTGTGGGCATGTGGTACAGCTAGAAGACTGCTTGTTCTTCACGCCTGCATCGGGCTTCTCACCATCAGCAGATGTGCAGTCAGGGGCGGCTGCAGCCGCGTCTTTGTCGTAGCCACCAGCGTAGAAGATACGGCTGACCTTGGGGGCAGCTTTCACGATGATGACATCCAAGTGGCGGTCTTCAATCGAGGCGATCTCCTTGCCGCTTGCAAGCAGACGGAACACACCGCCCTTGATGGAGACGCGCTTCATGCCGCTACCGGCGTTCACGTTACCAGCCAAGGCCAGAGTGGTTGCAGACAGAGCCGCGTTCTTAGCGAAAGACGGCACGTTTGAGGGGTTGAACATTGCAATATTGCTCATTTTAATTTCCGATTAAGTTGGTTTGCGTACAGAGATGTCATACTCAGATGATGAGTTGAGTCCGGGCGGTACGACCCCGGGGTTTTCTTCCAAGAACTGCGCCATGTTGAGTTGCGCAATGCGCTTCTCAAGCAAGTCAATGGCCTCGTGCTCGATCATAAATTTCTTGAACGAGTCCCAGTCTTGTGTGGTGTAGCGAGTTTTCACGGACATGACTGCCGTGCCCTCGGTGGTGCGTACAGATGTGACCCCCATGGCCTTCATCTGATCTTTGATCGCGTTCTTGATCTCGTCCTGCTGTGCCTTGAGTACTTCAGCTTGTGTGTCGTACGCTTGGGTCAGTTCGGTCATACGCGTGCGTAGCTTGCGGTATATTTTCACAAGCCTATCTAACGGTATCGCTTCTTCTTCCATTACTTCTCCTGTTATTTTGTTGTCTAAGGTTGGACAGTTTACACAGATTTTTATACGTTGCAAGCCCCTTTCAAGATTTAATTTCGGTTTCGAACATGTCGGTCAGTAGTAAGTTATCGCTAACTTTCCCTTCCAACGCTTTAAACATCTTCTTCTCAATCGGGCTACCCTGAATGTGAATCACGGTAACTTTGTCTGAGTCTTGACCCTTGCGGTCAGCACGGGCACAGCACTGGATGTACTGCTCCACGCTCATGAGTGGCCCATAGAACACCACAGTGTCAGCGGCAGTCAGCGTGATGCCGTGGGCAGAAGCCGCAGGCTGCATGACCAACACCCTAGGGTTCGGCTCGTTCTGAAAGCGGCTAATCGTTTGACCACGCTTGCTTGGTGTGATGTCTCCGTGAATGCACTCATTGACAATACCCTTCTTGGTGAGGTATGTGCTGATGGTGTCGATGGTGCTTCGGAACAAAGCAAAGATGATGACCTTGCGATCTGTCTCATCCAGTATCTCCTCAAGCACAGCAAGGCGAGGCGCTGAGTCAAACTCAACAACTTCCTTGTCGTCTGTATAGGCCGCACCACAACTGATCTGCAAGAGCTTACTTACACCAGCGGCGGCATTAACTGCCGTGATAGTTTCTCCTGCGGCCTGCACTAGCATGCGGTCTTTGAGCATGGTGTAGTACTTGGCTTGTTGAGGTGTCAGGGCTACCTCACGGGTCATGGTGATGACAGGCGGCAAGTCAAGGCACTGTGCTTTGGTGTAGCGTATCGCAGGCTGTAGAGCCTCGTGTACTTTGTCCTTGGCATCGAGCTTGGGAGCCCACTTGAACGTGGTGATCTTGTTCATCACTTGATCGCGCCATGCTGTGTAGAACTTGGGCACACCCTCGGGGTTGACTAGCTTGGCTAGGCCGTACGCATCCACAGGCGACTGTGATGCAGGCGTTCCGGTCATCATCCACAGGTATGTGTTGGGTGTCAGGATGGAGTTGAGCGACTTCCATCTGCGTGTCGTAGGCGTCTTGTATGCGTTGGCTTCATCCACAATCACAAGGTCAAAGCGCCCATCGTTCTTCACCTCATCCGCTATCAGGTTCAAGCCTTCGTAGTTGGTGATGACGATCTCGTAGTCACGCTGAATCATCTCAATGCGCCGACTAGCTTGAGCATGGTGCGCGATAACGGCAGAGCGATGAATGATGCTGTTGTTGATGTCACCCATCCATGCGCTGTGCATGATCGACAGAGGGCACAGGATGAGAACCCTACGCACCTTGCCTAGCTTCATCAGGTAGTCAGCCGCCCACAATGCGGACAGCGTCTTGCCAGTGCCAGGTTCTGAGAACACGAAGGCTCTCCTGTACAGCGTGAGGAACGCTGCCGTCTCGATCTGGTGAGCCATGGGCTTGTAACGCCCCGGCCAGTCATAGCGCCGAATGATCGGCGATGGTACATCTTTGACACCTAGGTTACGCAACACCCGCGCTTCATCAAGACCCCAGTACACAGCAACGTCGTAGCCTCCGTCTGCACGGGGCATGGCTTTGCTCTTAGGGATGATTGAGTACTTGTGCGGGTTCCTTGTGCGTAAGATAAGTGCTTTGTCTTCTACGATTTCCATTGCTTCTCCAAGCTTTTATTTTCCGTTGTCGCTCTGATTGGCGCTCTTACTACGGAGGCGGGTATTACCGGCCACTGACTTACCCCCTGCACGCAGAGGTTTGAGGTGGTCGATGTCTTTGCCTGCACGATCAACACCTTTCTTGTCATAGGCACGGCGTGCTTTCTGACGCTCGATCTGATCGGCGGTCTCGCCTGTTTTCTTTTGCAGTTTGTAGGCGTGTTTGTAGTCACGCTTGCCGTTGGTTTGTGTCATCATTTACTCCTAGTGTTTAGGGTTGAACTCGCATCCGGTGACCTGACACCATCCGCATAGTGGGGTTTGATTGGGGTTCCATACGTTGTTCTCAAAGCATGCTTCGAGCCGCGCAGTACGCTCACGATACTTCCACCAAAAGGCTTCGGCTTGATCGCGTAGCATCTGCATCTTGACCATATCATTTTTGACAATGAACAGCAACGCAGAGTTAACCTTACGGATGTGAGGAAAGTGAGCAAAGACCATAAGCGACATAAGCACAAGCTGATCCCTGTCGGGGTACTTATTGTTGCCAGTCTTCCAATCCCCCACCCAAGCAGTTAGGTTCTCGTCATCGATGATTAGGATGTCTGCGATGCCCCTCACCCATACATCAGGCGACTTCCAGTTGGTAGGCCGTAAGTCAGCAGTCAGCGCCATCTCGTACTCAGCTAAAGCCCGTCCGGGTTTATTCAGCATAGCGTCCACTACAGGCTGGAACTGCGCATACTCAGGCGGTATTGGCGTCTTGTCCCTGATGTAGTCCTCGATCGCCTGATGTACCTGATTGCCATAACGCGTGGCCTCAGTCTCTTGGAAGGGATACTTCTTTAAGACCTTGACCTCGTGATACCTGCGTTGGCAGCCTTCAAAATCTTTTAGGCTGCTGTGTGACCATGCTGGTTTTTTCATTCGAACTTCGCTGTCTTGATGGCTACTGTTAATCGGTTGGCGAACTGTGTGACAAACGCTTCGTTGCGGTTCAACTCGTGCTGTCCCATGTCCTCCAGTATGGCGTGTGTGACTTCGTGCCAGAAGGTGTCGGCCAACTCATCTTTGGTGAACTTGCGTCCCGTGATGTTGCTGGCTTTGCCAAGGCGGATGCACTGCTCTGGGTAGAACGTGCGCCCCATATCTCGGCGGTGAAGCATGGCTTCCACCACCTCCACGCTGTACCACTTCCTGCCGACTCTCATTCTTGTAGGTAATCTCAATATGCTTCTCCTTTATTGATTGTTTGTAGGTTGATCCCATGCGTTCACTGATTTGGC